CGCATCCGTCCCGGCGGACTTGACCGGGCGCGGCGGCGGTGCGGCGGCATCCGGCGGCGGAGATACAAACGTCGTAAATCACTTTCATATCGCGGAGCTCGTCGTCCGTGAGGAGGCGGACGTTAAGAAAATCTCCCGCGAGCTCTACAATATGCAGAAATCGAAAACGCGGAGCAAGGGGGTATCTATGGCGTGAGCATGGGTTTTATTTTCAACAACAAGCATAGCGGGGATATGGGAGTCGTATTCAAGTCCACCGACCGAACGCTCCTCCCCGCGAAACGGGTAACGCAATACACGATACCCGGCAAGAGCGGCACATACGACATTGAGGACGGTTACGAAAACCGCGAAATCGTATGTACCGTCGCTTTCGTCGGCGAGGGATACCACTACGCGGGCGTGAGGACACGAGCGCGCGCCGTGGCGGAATGGCTCTCCGGCGAGGGCTTGCTCGTCTTTGACGACGAGCCGGAAAAGGCATACTCCGCAAAGGTCGTCGGCGGTATCTCTATCGAGCAAATCGCCGTTACGGGAACGTGCGAGGTACGCTTTCTCTGTAAACCGTTCGCCGAGTCCTTGCTCTACAACCAGCAGGACGTGAAATCCGTCTCTCTGCCTCACACGGAGGCCGTCAACGTCCACGGGACGCAGGAGACGGACGGCTTAATCTACATCACGGCGCGCGGCAATATCCAAACGCTGACGATTACACGGCTCAAGGTCAATTAAAAATTAGGAGGTTTTTACTATGAGCGCATTATCCAACGTACACGCATCTACCCTCTTGAACACGTCCTTGCGGAGCGGGACGTACTACCTCGCTCTTTTCCTCACCGACCCGACGGCGAGCGGAACGGGTACGGAGGTATCCGGCGGCGGCTACGCCCGAAAGATTATCAACTTCGGCGCGCCGTCCCTCGTCTCCGGCAAAGAACAGGTATCCAACTCCGCCGCCGTCGATTTCGGCACTCTGACGGCAGACCTCGGCACGGTGGCCTATTGGGGCATCTACGACGCGCTGACGGCGGGTAATTTGCTTTGGTACGGCTCCTTTACCCGGAGCAAGAACGTACTCAACGGCGACGCTATCACGGTATCGGCGGGAGCTATCGTTTGCACTTTGGCATAACGAGGAGGCGAGCAAATGTATAACCGCACTCCGTACAATAAGACGGCGTACAACCGAACAACGTCTATTGTGTTCGAGTGGCTCGCCACGGCGAACGCGGAGACGGATACCTCGGCGACGCTGAAAATCATTCGATACCTCGACGGCTCGGCGGAGGCGGTCGCTACCGCGTCCGGCGTGTTCGTCCGCGTCCTCCTCCCCTCCGCGCTCGCGGAGGCGGAGGCCGGGAGCGTCGGCGACTATATCCGAGTGCTCTTTTTCTCCGCGCTTGCGGAGGCCGTAGCGACGGCGAGCGGTACGGGCGTTTCTACCTACGGCTCCGTCACTATGGTAATTGAGGGCGTGAATATGGTCGCCGGGGACGAGCTCGTTATCGACACGGAGCACATGACCGTAACGCTCAACGGCGCGAACATCATCGACCGCGTGAGCGACGATAGCGCATTTTTCAAGCTCCAACCGGGCGAGAACGATATTATCGTCGAGGGCGGAACGACCGCCGACGTTAAAATCTTGTGGAAAGATAGGTGGTTATAATGGCAAAGCCGCAGATTTTCAACCGCGATATGAAGCGGCTCGCCTACCTCGACAACGCTCTCGCCGTCGGCTACGGCCTCGAGACTAACTCCCTATGGACGGCAACCTTTACGCTCCCGGCGGACGACCCGAAAAACGCCTATTGTGCGCCGCTGAACTATGTCGAGATTTTCGACGGCGACGAGCGTATCGACCTTTTCCGCATCATTGGGGAGGATTTGGAGCGGAGCAACGGCGCGACCCGCTATTACAACTGCGAGCACGTCCTCGCTACGCTCCTCTCAGACGTTCTCTTTCAGTATCATCAATGCGGCGGCTCCGGCGTAAAGACCGCCGACGTTCTCAATTACATTCTCGCCCGGCAGACCCGGCAAAACTGGAAGCTCGGCGACTGCGATTTCAAACGCTATTTTGAATATAATTGGGAAAACTCGACGCTCCTCGCGGCGCTTTTCGCCGTGCCGGAATGCTTCGACGGCGAATACCTTTGGTCGTGGGATACGACCGTCTACCCGTGGACGCTCTCCCTCACCGTGCCGACCGAGACGCTCAAGAGCGAAATCCGATACGCTAAGAACATGACGAACATCAAAAAGACGACGGACGCGACGAGTATCGCAAACCGCGTCTATGCGCTGGGCTATGGCGAGGGCGTAAACCAACTCACGATAGAGTCGGCGAACGGCGGCGTTCCCTACGTCGAGGACACTTTGAGCATTGAACGATACGGCTTGTGCTCGACTATCCTCGTAGACGCGCGGTATCAAGTGGCGGAAAACCTCAAGGCATACGCCGAGCAGATACTCGCCGGGCTAAAAGAGCCGTATGTGAGCTATGAAATCGGAGCTATCGACCTCCACCGACTGACCGGCGATAAGTTTTCCAAGTTCCGCCCGGGCGAAATCGTCCGCGTTGTGGACGAGGCCGACGGGATTAACCTCCGTACCCGTATCGTTCGCGTGGAGAAATCGGATGCAGAGGGCGACCCGGGAAATGTTACGGTGACGATTGCCAACAAGACGCAGGATATAGCCGGGAGCATTTCCGACTTGCAGAGCCGCGCCCTTATCGGCGAGACATACGCACAGGGCGCGACCAACCAGCAAATCTATAATTTCTCGGATAACGCCGACGCGACGCACCCGGCGAAACTGCAACTCTATATCTCCGACTCGGTGGTACGCATTAACAAAATGCTCCTCAATGTCGAGTTCGAGGCGTTTCGGGCGTATGAGAAAGCTATCGGCGGCGGAGGCGGGCAAACGACCTCCTCCGGCGGCGGGCAGACGACAAGCTCCGGCGGTGGACAGACGACAAGCTCCGGCGGCGGCTCTACGACCTCCTCCGGCGGTGGGCAGACCTCCGGCGGAACGGCGCTCGAGTCCTCGAACGTGCTCCCGAGCGAGACGAACGGACAGGCCGTGCATAACCACGGCATTTCTCAACACGCCCGCCTCGCAACGACCAGCGACGGAAAAACCGTTGACGGCTACGAAACATTTATTTGGTCGGGTGCGCATACGCACCCGTCGCATACGCACAGGATTTCGGCGCATACACACGAGGTCTACGACCACACGCACCGGGTAAGCGCGCATACGCATACGGTGAAAGACCATACCCACACCGTAAAAGACCACACCCACGCTATCGAGTTCGGCATATACGAGGGGCAACGCGCCTCGAAAGCGACTATCAAGGTAGACGGAAAAGAGATCCCCGCGCCGTCCTCGTATAGCAATATCGACATTGTGGAATATCTCGCCACAGACTCGAACGGCAAAATACGCCGTAACTCGTGGCACTCGATAGAGATACTCCCCGACAACATGAGCCGTATCGTGGGCGCGGTATTCGCTCAAACATTTTGTAATTCTCGCGGCGGCGGGGACTACTAAAAGGAGGAAAGAAAATGTCCGAATTAGTGAAAATGTACCCGGCGCAAGCCAACTCCCCGGAGACTTCGCTCTCCGGCGCGCTGACGGCGGCGGGTACGACCGTAAACGTCGTTGACGGCTCCGTATTGCCGGAGGCTCCGAACTTGCTCACGATTGGAGCGGACGGCTCCACGGCGGAAACGGTGCTTATGACCGCAAAGAACGGGAACGTGCTCACCGTCACGCGAGCGCAGAACGGCACGACCGCCCGCGCGTGGTCGGCGGGCGACGTTATCGCCCGATATTTCACGGCGGCAGACCAAACCGCCATGCAGGAAAATATTAAGAAGCTCAACGAGGGCAAGGCCGAGAAAGCCGCCTCACCGACGGCGGGCAACTTTGCCGGGCTCGATGCAAGCGGCAATCCGACCGACTCCGGCAAAAAGCCGGGCGACTTCGCCGCCGCGAGCCATACCCACACAGGCAAGGCGGACAAGGTGAACTCCGCCACGGCGGGACACTTCGCCGGGCTCGACTCCTCCGGCAACCTCACCGACTCCGGCAAAAAGCCGGGCGACTTTGCCAACGCCTCCCACGCTCACGCGGGATACGCCGAGGTAAAGATTTTCTCCGGCGTGTCCGTCGCCGCCTCTGCATGGGTGAGCGACAGCACATACGCGGCGTATCCCTATGCCGCCTCTATCGCCTGCCCCGGCGTGACGGCGAGCCACGTCCCCGAGGTCGTGTTCGGTGCGACAGAGGCCGCGAGCGGAAACTTTGCGCCGGTCGCTCTCTCCGGGAGCGGGACGGTCAAAATCTACGCCGCGACAAAGCCGACGGCGGCTATCACGGTGCAGAGCATTACTTGTATTAAGGCGGTGAGTTAAAAATGATTGGTAGAACAAACGCAGTCAGCAAGCCCGGAGTCGAGCTCTCCCTCGTGGTATCCGTTACGAGCGGAGCGGCGGTCACGGCGACAAAGGGCTCGAAAACGGTAAACGGCACGGCGGCGGGCGGCTCGTGCGTCCTCTCCTTGCCGGAGGCCGGTACATGGAGTGTAAAGGCCACACTCAACGGGCAAACGTCCGACACGAAAAGCGTCTCCGTCGTCGATAGCTACGCGGTGGCGCTGACGTTCTTTTCCGCGACGATTACCGTCAACGTAGACTCCGGCGCATCCGTCACGCTGAAAAAGGGCGGGACGACAATCGCCACAAAGACGAGCAACGGGACGGCGGTTTTCACCGTCACGGAGACGGGGGCGTACACGGTCACGGCAACAAAGAACGGGCAGACGACGAGCGGCTCGGTCAATGTCGTGTCCTCCACGACCTCCTACTCGCTGACGCTCTCTTTCGTGAGCTCTACGCTCAACAATAACGAGTGGAGCGTTATCAAGTCCGTTTCTGACGCGGGACAGGGCGCGAACTATTGGAGCATCGGCGACCGAAAGGCGGTCACGCTTAACGGCACGGTCGGAAAGCTCTCACTCTCGAATGTCACGACCTACGCTTTCATTATCGGCTTTAACCATAACGCGAGTGTGGAGGGCACAAACCGTATCCATTTCCAGTTAGGCAAAACGGCGCTCTCCAGCGGTACGGACGTGTGCTTCTGCGATAATCAATATGGCCCGGATAGCGGATGGTCGTCCCCGGGTGCGGGCTATTTCGTTATGAACGCGAGCAACACCAACTCCGGCGGGTGGAAAAGCTCGCAAATGCGTACCGCGATTTGCGGGACGAGCCTCTCGAACCATTCTGGCACGATTCTTGCCGTCATCCCGGCGGCGCTCCGTGCAGTATTGAAATCCGTGACGAAGTACACGGACAATACGGCAAACGGCGGCGGCTCGACGGCGAGCTACGTAACAGCGACGACGGATTACTTTTTCCTCCTCTCGGAGTTCGAGGTTTTCGGTAGCATTTCCTACGGAAACACGAACGAGAAGAACAAACAAGCGCAGTACGCCTATTATTCCGCCGGGAATAGCAAAATCAAGTACAAGCACAACGGCACGAGTACCGCCGCTTATTGGTGGCTCCGTTCTCCGTGTGCGAGCAACTCCGCCAATTTCGTGCTTGTGGACACCGACGGGACCGTCGGCAACGGCGCGAACTATTCCCTCGGCTTCGCGCCCGGCTTTTGCGTATAATTCGGAAATCGAGACTTGCGCCCTCAATGGGCGCATAGTCGGCGAGGAGGAAAGAAAATGTCCGTACCAAAATCAAGACGCGGCGAAAGCCCGGCGGAGTATATCAACCTCGCCCGCGAGATTTATGTATTCACATACAACCGCGTCCGCATCCTGCCGAAAAGCTACACCTTTTATTTTTCCTTGCCGCTCTACAACGCGGCGCGAGAGGCTTATCGCATGATAAAGACGGCAAACCTCATTTACGTTGACGAGAAAGCGCCCGAGGAGATACGCCGCCGGAACATCCAACGGCGGAAAGAGTATTACGAGACGGCACAGGGTTATTATAACTCGATGCTCGACGTACTCGACCTCGCGTATCTGACCGTCAACCATGAGAAGATACCGCCGAACGTCCTCAAAGAGTGGGTAAAGCTCATTACGGACGAGCTCTCGCAAATCTCTAAAATCAAACGGAGCGATAAGGCGCGAGCTTAATCCTCCGCGTGATTAGGTTATATTCCGCATCGCCGCTAATTGGTGGCTCCGTTCTCCGAATGCGAGCAACTCCAACAATTTCGTGAATGTGAACACCGACGGGACAGTCAACAACAACAACGCGAACTATTCCCTCGGCTTCGCGCCCGGATTTTATATCGACACGGGGCAGACCGAATAACTCCTCACGGAGCGAAAGCAGTCCCCATATAAAAGGGGAATATAACCTCTCTGACGGCCTCGCGCCGTCGGACAAACATATACCGCGATACGGTTAGCCGGACGCTCCTTGCATGGGTGCGGAGTGCGTGTTTTCCGTGCTTTCATGGCTCGCCGTTACGCATTTTAGACAACACGCCGAGAAAGAAATGTACGAGGTATTTTTATTTTATGAACAGCGCAGAACGACGCGAGGCACGGTATCAGCGTCGCAAGGCCGCACGAATGAAAAAGAAAGCCGCCGCGCTCCGGGAGTACGGAGATTTCGAGACGGTTTTCTCATTCGAGCGGCTCTATGAGAGCTACCGCGCCTCCGTCCGTGGCGTTGGGTGGAAAGCGAGCACACAGCGATACAAAGCCGCCTCGCTTGCCAACGTCACAAAGACACACGAGGAATTGATAGCCGGGAGATACCGCTCCAAGGGCTTTTACGAGTTCGATATTGTGGAGCGGGGAAAGCCGAGGCATATTCGGAGCGTCCATATCTCCGAGCGCGTCGTACAACGGTGCTTGTGCGATTACTGCCTCGTGCCGATGCTCTCCCGGTCATTCATTTACGACAACGGAGCGAGCTTGCGCGGCAAAGGGTACGATTTCGCCGTATCCCGGGTGACGCACTTTCTCGCGGAGCATTACAGAAAACACGGACGGGAGGGCTACGTCCTCGTATTCGATTTTTCAAAGTATTTCGATACGGCACAGCATGAGCCCGTTTTTCGAGAGTTCGAGCGGAGCGGCATCGACGACCGCCTCGTCGCGCTCTCGAAATATTTTATTCAGAACTTCGGCGACGTGGGGCTCGGCCTCGGGAGCCAAGTCTCGCAGATTTCCGCGCTCGCCCTGCCGAACAGGATAGACCACTATATCAAGGACGTGCTCGGCATGAAGTATTACGCTCGCTATATGGACGACGGGTGTATCATCAGCGAGTCAAAGGAAAAGCTCGAGATTTGCCTCCGGGAGCTCCGGCGGCTATGCGCCGAGCACGGTATCCGCCTCAATCCGAAAAAGACGCAGATTATCAAGCTCACGCGCGGCTTTACATTCGTCAAGGTGCGCTTTCGATATGGCGCAAACGGAAAAGTCGTCCGCCGGGCAACGTACAAGGGTATCCGGCACATGAGGGCAAAGCTACGCATTTTCCGGCGTTGGGTGGACTCCGGCAGAATGACGGCGGCGGACGTGGAAACGTCCCTCGTATCATGGCGGGGACACATGAAAAGATTTCACTCGTACCACATGGAGCAGAGCGTCGAGCGGCTCTATCGTGAATTATTCAAGGGAGGATAAAGCTATGGAGTATATCGTCTATCGGCGCTTTAAGGCCGAGGGCATCGACGGAGCCTTTAACCTCCGATACGGGACGACCGTAACGGAGCGGGACGGCTTTCTCTTTGCCGCAGACGGGCGGCGGATTTGCGCCGTCACGTCTGAAAACGGGTGGGAGCATTTCAGACCGAACACGCCGGAGGGCGCATATCGTCAAAAGATGCTCGACGGCCTCTATCGCTTTTACGGCAAGCACGAGGGCGCGTCGGACTTCGACCCGGAGAAATGGGCGGGAGCGGAAAATCTGTACTGGAAAAACCTCCTCCGCACGATGAACACGCAGGAGCTCGAGGGGTTTTACAAAAAGCGGCTCGGAGAGCTGCCGAAAATGGAGGGATAACGTATGTATGCAATCAGAAGCGGCGGAGAGGTCGTCGGCTATTCCGATAGCCTCGTGTATATCCGCTTGCACGAAAACGGGTGCTATGTCCCGTGTGACGCGGCGGAGGCCGAGGGCTTTTGCGTCAAGACTGCAATCGACCGCACAGACGAGGAGACGAACGAGACGACAACCTATCTCGAGGACTTCGTTTACGCCCTCGCCGACGGCGGGCTCCTCGGTATCGAGCCGGTCGGCTCCGTGGAAGTCGTGAGCGGTACGCTCATGCTTGCCGAGAATGATAAAGTTCTCGATATTCTGTTAGGGGGTGCGGCGGAATGATTACCGTACAGAGGGCGCGGGAGCTCCGCGCTATGATTGAAAAGGCGGCGGGAGCCGGGCTCGACGATAAGGACGGCTCGACAGCCGTCGAGCTTTATCCGGCGCTCACCGGCGGCGGGGCGCTCGTCAAGTCCGGGACTCGTATCAACTGGAAAGGTGCGCTCAAGCGGGCGGCGGTGGACTTGTGGGACACGGCGGAAAACACGCCGGAGGCCGCGCCGAGCTTGTGGGAGGACGTGCTCTATAAAAACGGCGCGAGGATTATCCCGGCGACCATTACGGCGGGGCTCGCGTTCTCCAAGGGTGAGCGCGGTTATTGGGGCGACGTGCTTTACGAGTCCTTGCTCGATAACAACGTATGGACTCCCGAGGCGTATCCCGACGGCTGGAAAAAGGTCGCCGAATGAGCGCGGCGGTCTACACGGTCGAGCTCGACGGCGAAATCATAGCGCGGCGGGAGTCTCTCTTGTGGGTGAGGCTTGACGCTCCCGGCCTCTATGTCGTATGCACGGAGGCGGAGGGCGAGGGCGTTATCGTTGACGGGGAGATTTACCACGTTCGGGGGTGTCCCATATTGCCGGGAAAGCAGACCGTTAAACTCGATTATTACGAATTATAACGGAGGTTAAGAATGGACTATGTAGGAGCGATTATAGGAGTCCTCGGGACTATCCTCGGCGGCGTGTTAAGCTATGCCGCTTTTCATAGGAACTCGAAAAAGGACAGCGAGGAGGAGGGCAAGTCCTCCGGCACGATGCTAACCGAAATCGGGTACATTAAAGGCGGCATCGACCGTATCGAGCGCAAGCAGGACGCACAGGACGCGCGCTATATCAGCATGGCGGAGCGTATGTCAGCGGTGGAGAGCTCGGCAAAGTCGGCACATCATCGTATCGACAGGCTCGAGGGGCGCGAGGTGCGGGAGGACGGATAATGTCCGCCCGCAAAGGCGCGGCGCGGCGGCGGAAGTTCAAAAAATGGGCGCTCGAGGTATGGAGCTTTGCAAAGGGGTATCTCTCCTTTTCAAAGCTCCTCGTTTATGCCGTCCTCTATATCGACTACAAATCGACCATGACGACGCTCGACCTCTGCCGGATTTCCGTAGCCAACAACTACACCGGCTCGCTCCCGTATTTGACCGCCCTTATCGCCTTTTTACAGGCCGCGACCGCTACCGTGCTCTCGTTCTCGCTCAATAAGAGCAAGGCCGAGAACACGACCGGCGGAATTACATACGACACGGCAACAAAACGAGATTGCTAAAGGAGGTAGCAAAATGAAAGAAATCATCGTAAAGCGGCTCGGCGCTCTCTTGAGCGTAAAGAGCCTCGTCACGCTCTTGCTCTCCGGGGTATTCGCGTACCTCGCCATTACCGGGCAGACGAGCCAAGAGTTTATGACGGTCTACACGGTCGTTATCGCGTTCTATTTCGGGACGCAGACGCAGAAAATCAGCGACGCAGTAGAAAAGACCACAAAGGAGGGCTAAACCGTGACGGAGCAACAGGTACGCGAGCTCGTCGTATCGACGGCGAGGGCGTGGCTCGGGAAGAACGAGCGGGACGGCTCTCACCGGGAAATTATCGACCTTTACAACGCACACAAGCCGCTCGCCCGGGGATACGCCGTCAAGTACACGGACGCATGGTGCGCGACGTTCGTCTCCGCCGTCGCTATCAAATGCGGACTCTCGGACATTATGCCGCTCGAGTGCGGGTGCGAGGCTATGATTTCCCTCTATCGTTCTCATGCGGTGAGCCGCTGGGAGGAGGACGAGAGTATCACGCCACAGCCCGGCGACGTGGTTTTCTATGACTGGCAGGACTCCGGCTCCGGCGACGACCGGGGAGCCGCCGACCATGTGGGCATTGTATCCAGCGTGAGCGGGCGCGTCCTCAAGGTCATTGAGGGCAATTTCTCGAATAGCGTCAAGGAGCGGACGCTCGAGGTAAACGGAAAGTATCTCCGGGGCTTCGGCCTCCCGGCGTACTACACCAAAACGGACAACAAGGAGGATTTCGACATGGATATTAACGAGGCAAGAAAGCAACTGACCTCTTGCGCCGATACCGGCGACACGCCCTCCGCATGGGCGAAAGAGGCGGCGGAATACTGCAAGCGCAAGGGCATTTTCAACGGCGACGGAGCCGGTAATTTCGGCTGGCAACAGCCGATTACCCGCGAGGCCGTCGCTTGCATCATCTACCGCGCACTCGAGGCGGCGGGCGCTCTCGGCAATCTTTCCGACGTATAATCGTGCAGAAAAAGCGGGCGGGGCTCTATGGCCTCGCCCGCTTTTTTGTTACGCTTTTAGTGCTTTATGTGCGTTGTTTTTCCTTTAATGCACGTATATAGCTTTTTTGTTCCGATTGCCGCATACTTGAACATGAGATAAAGGCCGTAGAACAGGCCGTAAAGCATCCATCCGCAAGCCAACACGGAATACCAACAGAAATAGAAACAGCCGACGAGCACCAAAACGAATAGGAAGTACCAACAATTACGCCGAGTAAGCCGGAGGCCGACTCCGAGCCGGAAACCGCTCATTGACTTTAGGCGCTTCGAGAAGCTGACAAACATAGCTCACCGCCTCCCGCTTTTCGCTTTCAGGAGATATTCCCTTGTACGGCGAGCGAGACGGCGGCGAACAGGAACAGAACACCGACGACAATCTTTACGAGCATAGCGGCCTTTGACTGCCGCATACCTGTAACGCGCTCGCGCTCGTCTGCCTCTGCCTTGCGCTCCTCCGCCTTGCGAGCTTTTTCTCTATCCGCCTGCTCGGACTTCTGTTTATCTACACAACGCTTGCAGACATAGCGGCGGGACTCGGGATAATAAGCGCCTCCCTCGTTCGCGTCGAACTGCCTCCCGCACTTCACGCAAGTAACAATATGCTTTTTCATGGTATGAGTAACTCCCTCCTATTTTTTCGGTCTGCTGACCTTTAACACAATTATGCGTTGCGTATGTGCTAAAGTCAAGAAAAATGCGGAACATTAACACACGGGAGGCGAGAGCTTGCGGATATATGATTTTGAGGGAAAGAAGAATATAAGCGGCGAGCGCATCCGCGAGGCACGGCTAAAGCTCCGGCTCTCACAAAGCGACCTCGCGGCGCGGGTGCAGGTCGAGGGCGTAACAATGGAGCGGGACTCGATAAGCCGTATCGAAATCGGAACGCGGTTTATCCCCGATTATGAGATACCCGTCTTTGCCCGCGTCCTCGGCGTGTCCGCCCTTTGGCTCCTCGGAATAGAGTAAATCCCCGGCTCCGTGCCGGGGATATTTTTTGCACTTTTTTCTAAATAACGCTTGACATACTGCAAGCAGTATGATATTATAATAGACAGAAAGGAGGTAAACGCATTGAGCAAGCGAAAAAAGAAACGCGGCAACAAGGCAGAGCCGGACAGCTACTTAAACCTTGTTACCGCAATCCTAAATCTCGTGATTGCTATTCTACTGCTGATAGAAAAGCTCACCGAGTAAAGGGCAGGGGGAGAAATCCCCCTTGCCCTCCAAGGATAACACGAAATGCGCTCAATGTCAAACGACCATGACAACGGTTATCTATGTTTTGTGCGGGGTAAGCATTACCCTATCCGCAATCTCTATTTTCATCAACGCCAAAAGGAGGCGGCAGAATGGCAGAGGAAAAAAGAAAGACTAAGACCTCGACGGCGGTAAAGACTCGATATAATGAAAAGGTCTACGACGTTATTTCGGCGCGAGTCCCGAAAGAGCTCGCGGCGGCTTTCCGCGAGAAATGCACAGCCGAGGGCATACCGCAGGCACAGATTATCAAAAAGGCGATAGAGGACTTTCTATCGCGGTAACGAGAGGGCGGGACTTTCCCGCCCTTTTTTCATATCTCGAGGGAGGGCGCGCTATGGGAGAGCGGACGTATAAACAACTTAATTGGACGAGCCGTATCAAGCTCGAGACGATGCTCAAGCATGGACACTCGAAAAAAGAAATCGCCGAGGAGCTGGGCGTACATATCAGCACCGTTTACCGCGAGCTCAAGCGCGGGACGTATGAGCATCTAAACTCCGATTACACGACCGAGGAACGGTATAGCCCGGAAAAGGCCGAGGCGCGCTATCAAGAGGGGCTCGCCGCGAAAGGTGCTCCGCTCAAGATTGGGAAAAATCACGCCGCCGCGCAGTTTATCGAGGACAAAATCGGAAATGAGGACTATTCCCCGGCGGCGGTGTGCGCTCTACTCAAGCAGGAAAAATATAAACACTTCGGAATAACCTTTTGCCGTGCGACGATTTACAAGTACGTCGAGGACGGCGTTTTCCTCACGCTCACAAATCAAGACCTCCCGGAAAAGGGCGACCGCAAAAAGAAGCATAGAACAATCCGCAAGAAACAGGCTCGGGCATCCAGCGGCACGAGTATAGAGCAGAGGCCGGAGTATATCAACGAGCGGCAGGAGCCGGGACATTGGGAAATGGATACCGTCGTCGGGAAGAAACGGACGAAAGCCCGCCTCCTCGTCCTCTCCGAGCGCGTTACGCGGCGGGAAATCATTATCCGCATTAAGGACGGGCGCGCCGAGACGGTCGTCGCGGCATTAGACCGCCTCGAGCGCCTTTACGGTGCGGCGTTCTATCGGATATTCAAAACGATAACCGTAGACAATGGCTCCGAGTTCGCGGATGCTGACGGCATCGAGCGGAGCGCCCGGCGCAAGGATGCAAAGCGGACGACGGTCTATTACTGTCATGCGTATAGCTCTTGTGAGCGCGGCACGAACGAGAATATTAACCGCATGATACGGCGGCAATTCCCGAAAGGGACGGACTTCGACAAGGTGACGGCGGCGGAAGTGAAGCGCGTCGAGACGTGGCTCAACAACTACCCGCGAGAAATACTCGGCTTTATGTCATCGGCGCAAGCGTTCGAGCTCGCCTTTGACCGCGCCGCATGAGCCCTCAAAAATTTATTCTATCTTTTTCGCACAAAATACTTGACATTTGCGATGTGCCGTTTATAATTAAGTGCGAAAGAGCTACTAAGCTCCGACGCACTTATTTTTTTATGCAGAAACGGAGGCGAGACAATGAAATACGAGTGTTTGAAGCTCGAGGAGCGGCGGATTATCGAGGCTATGTACGCCGAGGGCGCAAAGCCGGACGAAATCGCAAAGCGCGTCGGCAAGTGTCGAGCGACTATTTACCGCGAGCTCGAGCGGGGCAAGACCGGCGAAACGGACTCTCGCTTTCGGCAAGGGTATAGCGCGGCGGTAGCGGAGGCTCGCGTCAATCGGTCGTACCGAAATAGAGGCCGTCGGAAAGCGGCTCAATAAAAAAGGAGGTTACTCATACCATGAACGAAAAAACACTCACGGCGGAACAATGCTCCAAGCTCTCGCTCTACATCCTTATGACGACCAAGACCCGCGAGGGTGAGGCGGCGACATGGGAAAAGCTCGCAGAGGAAAAGAAAGAGGACGGCTCCCCGAAATATATCCACGCCGCCGACAACGCGCAGTTTTGGAGAGAGCTCGACGCAGACCTCCGCGAAATACTGCGGGCTTTGGAGGCGTGAGCATGGACAACTTTCAGAGTATCACGGCGAGCCCGGAGGCGCTCGCGGCGTTCCTCGGCTCTATCCCGGCAATAGAAACGCCGTGGGACGAGGCTTTTCACCGGCTCTGTTGCTCCTCGTGCTCGGCGGCGGACTGCGACGATTGCCGCCGCTCGGAGCGGGATAACCCGCTTTGGTGGCTCGGCCTCCCGGCGGCGGAGGTAGAGAAATGAACAATCTCGAAAAATGGCTTATCTCCATAGAGCCGGAAAAGGTTATCGAGGAAATCCAAAAGAGAGCTTGCTCGGAGTGTCCGGCGGCGGAATACTGCAAAAACTCGCCGTTGAACTTTTGCACGGAAGTTCTCTATGCGTGGGCGAAAGAGGAGGCGCTATAAATGGACATGGATTTAGAGCAAAAGGCCATTATGCGGCTCCGCGAGGCGGCGGACACGTCCGAACGCTTTTACAAAGCCCCGCTCATTGTGACAACCAGCGGCGGAAAAGATAGCTCCGTTTGCGTGGCGCTCGCAGAAAAGGCCGGTATCGACTTCGAGGTTATGCACAATCACACGACCGTAGACGCGCCGGAGACGGTCTATTTCATCCGCCACGAGTTTAAGCGGCTCGAGGAGAAAGGCGTAAAATGCACGGTCAACTATCCGCACTACAAGGGCGAGCGGGTGACTATGTGGAGCCTCATTCCGCAAAAGCTCATGCCTCCGACGCGACTCGTCCGCTATTGTTGCTCCATTCTCAAAGAGCGCGGCGGTCAAGGCCGCTACATAACGACGGGCGTTCGTTGGGCTGAAAGCGCCGCGAGAAAGAAAAACCGGGGCATTTTCGAGAACGGACACTCTAACCCGGAGAAAAGAGTCATTCTCAACAACGACAACGACGACCGGCGGCGACTCTTTGAAACGTGCATGAGACAGCACAAAGCCGTATGCAATCCCATTATTGATTGGTCGGACGCGGACGTATGGGACTATATCGAGTCCGAAAAAATCCCGGTCAATCCGCTTTACGAGTGCGGCTTTTCCCGTGTTGGGTGCGTCGGGTGTCCTATGGCGGGTACGCAAGGCAGACAAAAGGAGTTTAGCCGCTATCCGAAATACCAAGACGCATATATCCGCGCTTTCGACAAGATGCTCGAGGAGCGGAAACGCCGAGGAAAAATGCAAGGCACATGGAGAGCGGGAACGACAGGCCGCGACATTTTCCATTGGTGGATGGAGGACGGGGTGCTCCCCGGACAAATGGAGTTCGACGACCTCTTATTAGAGGAGGACGAGGAATGGTAGGCGCTGACTTTACCCGCACTTGCGAGGGGTGCGAGCACGTCGTAGCGGAGCCGTGGTCGAAAGACACGCTCTCCTATCGGTGCTTTGCTCCCGGCAGATGCAAGGGGCGCGTCGTCGGCGTGAAACGCTTTGACCCGTATATCCCGGCATGGTGTCCCAAATTATCGAAAAATGGAGGAGTGAAACAATGAGCGAAACGAGTTCGAGAGTCCGGCTTATGGCAAACTTGCAAGCCGCCGTCGCGGAGGCCGTCTCCGGCACAATGGAGGAGCGCGGGCGCGGCTTCGCCTCTGACCGTGAGGCATGGGAAGAGTTAAAAGAGTGCATCGAGCGCACAAAGCAGATGCACACCGACATTGAAAAAGTCCACAAGGAAATGTGGAGCGCGGTCAAGGACAGGAACGAGGACGCTTTCGCCGCGCTCTCGCAGGAGTTCGAGCGGAGTTCCCGTATTCTCGCCGAGGAGTGGGCGCAAACGTCCGCCCTCGCAAAAATCGCCGTTATCAGCGAGTCGAACGATTGAGGAGGTCGCACAAATGAAAAAGCTCTATTCTAAAAAGCTCGGCGGCGAGGCGTTCGCCCTCGACGCGGCGCAACTGGACATTCTGAAAAAGGCCGGTTATACCGTGCCGAGCCCCGAGGAGGTTATCGCGGACGCGGCGGCGGTCAAAATCGAGCCGCCGGAGGGCGCTCGGGCGTATGTCGTCTTTGATTTCAAGACCGGCGCTTTCGCCGTCCGTACTCGGACGCAGACTCTCACCGATAACGAGGTCGGCGGCTTCGTCGGCGAGGTCGTCTCGGCGGCTATCTTGAGTAATTTCGTCGAGCGGGCAGACCCGGACAGGCCGAAAGAAGCGACTCCGGCGACGGCCTCTCCCCTCGTGAATATGCTCCGAGCCGCTTTCCTCCGCGCGGCGAGCGATAAGGCTCCGGCGGCGGACAAGCCCACGGAGGCGGCAGACACGCCGGAGGTCGTCGAATGATTAAGCTCGGCGACCGCATCACGGTAAAGCCCGCGACGTTCGACGTTCCGGGCAAGGACGGCAAGCCGAAAGCAATCCCCGGGACGGTCGTCTACGTTCATCCCGCCGGGCGATATTGTGTCCTCGAGTTTGACGTAGGCAGACGCGAGCCCGTGACTATCCGAGAGAGCTTTCAGCTTATCGACGGGAGGGTAGCAGAATGAAGCACGAGCAATCAGCACCGGCGGGATACCGCCCGCGCTTTGCCGGGACGACGAAATTATACCTCGTCCGTCACAAGGAATACGGCGAGCTCACCGTAAACGGCGTGAACAAATATGAGGCCGTACACGCCGCCGCCCGCAAATGGGGCGTTCGGTGGACGGCAATCGCCCGGGAGTGCGAGTATATCGTGCTCGCCGAGGATACGCCGGAGGACGGCAGACCATGACGAGGCAGGAGCGGCGGAAACGTCGCAGACAGCGCCGCCGCCGGATGCAAGCCGGTATCCTCCTCTCGCTCGTCCTCGTGCTGGGGCTCATTATCGCGCTCCGGGCGGGCAAGGAACGGGAGACGCTCGAGCCGGAAATCCCGCTCGCGGCGGAACGGCAAAAGCTGACGTACATAGCACCGGCTCCGGCCTTGCCGGAGACAGCGGCGGAGGAAACGCCGGAGGAGCCCGAGGAGCCGCCGGTAGAGCCGGAGCCCGAGAACAGATACGCGGAGCTCCATTTCAGCGACGAGGACGTTTATATCCTTGCTTGCCTCGTCTACCACGAGGCGCGCGGCGAGAGCTTCGAGGGACAAGTCGCCGTCGTCGAGGTCGTTCTAAACCGTATGCTCTCCGACTATTTCCCGGATACGGTCGAGGAGGTCGTATTTCAGAAATACGGCGACGTATGGCAATTCTCCCCCGCTCCGTACCTCTACTCGGCGGAGCCGGACAAGGAGCAATATCTCGCGGTGCATACCGCCATAGAGGAGCGGGAGCACATTCTTTCAGAGGATACGGTCTATTTCTCGACCGCGCCTTATAACGAGAGCGTCGATATGATTATCGGCAATCACTATTTCTGTAAAATCTTTTGAACGGAGGAAAAGACGATGCAACTCATTACCACAAGGAACAAGGAAATCTCTTTCGCAGAGCTCAAAAAGGCCATTTCGAGCGGGAACGGCCTCGAGCTTATCCGCCCGGGCGACAAGTTCACTATCGAGCTCAAGAACGGCGAGCACGTCAACGCCGTTTGCGGCGGATACGTCAACGAGAAGCGCGCCCGCTTCGTCCTCGAGGACTGCCTCGCGGATAAGTGGCGCATGAACGACACGCCGACCAACAAGGGCGGATACCTCAAGAGCGAGGGGCGGCGACACGTCCTCGAGGACATTCTCCCGCTTTTCCCGGACGAGCTCGCGGAGGCGTTCGAGCCTCGTTTCTTGTCCGAGGAAATCGACGGCGAGCGTTACGAGTACGCAGATACCCTATGGATACCCTCCGCGACCGACGTTTTCGGCGTGGGTGATTGGTGGAACGAGGAGCCGGACAGCTTTCAACTTGAGATTTTCAAGCACGAGCGCGACCGCGTGAAAGAGGTAGCCGGGGAAACGTGGAGTTGGTGGCTCCGTTCTCCGCGTGCGAGCAACTCCAACGGTTTCGTGAATGTGTACACAGTCAGCTACTACTACGCGGTCTATTCCCTCGGCTTCGCGCCCGGCTTTGACCTGTAAAATTCGGAATTAAAAAGCTCCCCGGCTCAATGCCGGGGAGCAAGCCACAAGGAGGCGGAGAATGGTTAGACGCAGAAAGTCAAACCTCCCGAAATGGCGGTATGAGTTCGATTGCCGGAAATGCGACAACATTCGAGAGGTACACGACCCGCGCAAGGGCAGAGACGGCGATTACTGCATCCCGTGTATAGAGCGCATGGACAGCCGCCGCCCGAGCCCGATACACGCAGACGAAAAAGAGCGCGTCCTCCGTTGCGAGTGCTTTACACCTATCCCAGAGGACGAGGAGGGCGAAAATGAAAAAGTGTAAAGAGTGCGAATACGCCAAGGCGTACAACGTGCCGAGGAACGGAAACGGCGCGAGCTGGCGCTCCGGGCGTTTCTCTCAAAAAGGCTATGTGTGTAGCCACAAGGATGGAGAGAGCAAGCTCCCGATTATCTTTTACGGCGAGACGGCTCCCCGGAAATGCCCGCTACGGAATGGAGGGCAGAAATGAAGCACAAAAAGAAAAGCCGCCTCGCGGCGGCGGCGGAGTTCCTCGCCGCGCTTATCGTGACGGCGGTCGTTTTCACAAAGGGCTTGAGCGCGGCGCTCGCGTGGCGAGGCTATAAGGCCGTCGGCGGCGAGTTCATGCTCTTGCTCCTACCTATTATATATTATGAGGCAAAGCGGATTATCCTCGATTTCGTGGCGGACTTCGTAGAACTTTACCGCCGCGCGGAGGATTGACAATGCAGGACAGAAAAAGAGAAACCGCCGACGCTTTGCAGAACGTCGGCGGGGACTCGTCCCGGAAAAGACGAGCGATTACTTATACCTTTATTATTATAGCACTCTCCGGGACGGTATGCAAGGGCAAAAAATCGAGCGCAAAGCGCGTTTTTACGGGCTCGTATGGAATATTAACAAACCGACCATAGACGAGCTCTCGTCGGAGGGTATCACATGAAAACAGTTTACAGAGAGAAACGCTATTATTGCGGCGAGTATCTCGACGTATATATCTACCCGACCTATCGACAAGGCCGGAGCAGGGGCAAGCGGAGCAAGCCGACCTCCGCCGCTCAAGCGAAACTCAATCAGCGGCATAGAGAGGAAAAGCTCGTCCGCCTCCTACACGCGAACTTTACGCCGGACGACCTCGAAATCCATTTGACCTATCAGCAACAGCCGGAGAGCCCGGAGGAGGCGCAACGACTTTTACGGAATTATATCCGCCGGGTGCAGAGAGCGCGGAAAAAGCAAGGACTCCCGCCGCTCAAGTACATAGCCGTTACGGAAAAGGGCTCCAAGAATGGGCGCTATCATCATCATGTCACGCTATCCGGCGGAATGGATAGAGACGAGCTCGAAAAGCTATGGGGGCTCGGGTACGCGAACTCCCGCCGTTTGCAGTTCACGGAGAGCGGCCTTGCCGGGCTCGGTCACTACATCGTCAAGAGCCCGCTCTATGCTCGAGCATGGAACGCCTCGAAAAACCTTATCGACCCGGAGCCGAAAACACGGGACGGGCGTATCTCCGGCAAACGCGCCGAGGAGCTCGCCCGCGACACGACCAACAACGCCGAGTATGAAAGGCTCTATCCGGGCTATTTCCTCGCGGATGCTGGTGCATGGCACAACGACGTAAACGGAGGAAAGTATATCGTCGCCCGCTTTTACCGGCGGGACGGTGTATTTATAAAACCGAAACGGAGGAAACGAAAATGACAGTAAACGAGTTTGCAAAGGAAGTCCACGAGAACGCGGTCGCTCATGGATGGTGGGAGACGGCTCGGAGCTTTCCCGAGGTCGCCGCGCTCATTCATTCGGAAGTCTCGGAGGCGCTCGAGGAGTGGCGCGACGGAAATCCGGCTATCTATGGGTGTTGCGGCATCCCGGGCGGAGTCTGCGAGTTCGAGGGCTCTTGCGACAAGGACGAGAAAACCGGCACTTGCAAGCCGGAGGGAGTCGCCGTCGAGCTTTGCGACGCGATTATCCGCA